ACTTTGACGCTCGGGACTTTGCTCTTCGAGGAACTCGCGCCAACCCTTGAGCGTCTAGGTGCAACGATCTACAAGTCGTATGGTCGTAACTCCGCGACGATGCCAGACGGATCTCGGTGGATGGTGCGCGCGGCGAACCCTTCAATCGGTCACGGAATGTCGGTGGATCTGATCTGTGCGGATGAGATCTTTGACATCTCGGAGATCGCTATGGCTGGCCTTATCCCAACCCAGCGCGTCCGAAGGTCTCCGCTCCTAGCAATGTTCTCTACCGCTGGCACGGAATCAAGTTCGCTCTTTATCAGACATCGAGAGAACGCGCTCCGACTGATTGACACAAACAATCCTTCTAACTTCTACTTCGCCGAATGGAGCCCACCGCCAACAGTGGATCCAATGTTGGAATCGTCATTCGGCTGGGGCAACCCGGCACTTGGACACACTTTGACGCTTGAGACTTTGCGCGCTGAATCTAAAGATCCTGACCGCTCAAATTTCCTTAGAAGCTCGCTTAACATGTGGATTGCCAGCACCCAGTCATGGATCCAAACCCACTTATGGCCTGACCTCAAGTACGACGGCCCGATCCCAGCTGGCGGCGTCATCTCCGTCGAGGCATCAATGGACGAATCGCGCTACTTCGCTACCAAGTCGGTCGCACTTGGCGACGGTCGTACTTGTGTCTCGGTTGCCTTCACTGCCGAAACTGCTAAAGAATTGTGGGCTCATGTCGGAGCATTGGCGGCGGCGGATCCTGCGATTAAGTTCATCTTCTCGCCAACGATTGACGCGCACTGTCCGCCTGTCTTTGAGCGTCGGCGCGTCGTCATGGGATACAAAGAGATTCTGCAATACACCCCCATAGTAAGAAACATGATTAGTGAAGGTCGCCTAGTTCACACTGGGGAAGCCATGCTTGCCGAGCATGTTTGTCGAGCGGTCATGGTGAGGACTCAAGGCTCGATCGCAGTGTCGTCGCAGAAGTCGGCTGGCCCGATTGAGCTTTGTCGGACGATGATTTGGGGAGCGGCAGCAGCTGCACGACCAGCAAATTCCCAGAAGCCGATGCTAGTCACTGTCAATCAGTAACATCTTCTTGGCACTCGTCCGCTTGCTTGCCTGTCGTCGGGATACCGCAACTGACTGGGCGAGTGCCACCACAATCCGAGCGCAATGTGTAATCTTGTGCTATGGGAATCTTTGATCGCAAAGTAAACAAGGCTGCTATCAGTCCCGCGCCTGCCAAAGCCGCTGCAGCTAGCGCAATGAACCCCGGGTATAGCTCAAGCAATGTTGGCGTAAATATGATCGGTCAGTATTACACCTACCAAGAAGGACAACTTCGCGCAGCGGCAATCTCGATCCCAGCAATCTCACGCGCACGCGATCTACTTGCATCGGTCATTGGTTGCCTGCCATTACAGATGTATAACGAAATGTGGAACGGCGAAGAAATGGAGCGCGTCTATATCGCCCCCCGATCTTGGCTGCGTCGCCCAGACCAAACCGTTCCCTACAACTTTTTAATGTCATGGACTTTTGACGACTTGTACTTTTACGGTCGCGCTTTTTGGTACATCACTTCGCGCACCGCTGACGGATACCCAGCAACCTTTACTCGACTTCCTGCAGGCTCCGTTACGACAACCGACATGGCTGGCCCAGTGTGGTTTGCACCTTCTAAAGAAGTTTATTTTCAAGGCGGACAAATAGACCCTGCGAACCTTGTGCAATTTTTGTCGCCAACTCAAGGCATGGTCTATTCATCACAAGCCGCTATTGAAACAGCGATCAAGATTCAAGACGCGAGGGCAAGAAACGCGAGCAGCTCCATTCCTGCCGGGGTGCTTCGTCAGACTGGCGGCGAGCCTTTAAGCGCGCAAGAATTGGCTGATCTAGCTGCAGCGTTTAACACTGCTCGAGCAACTAATCAGACTGCGGCTCTTAACGAATTCCTCACATACGAACCCACAACAATGAGTCCAGACAAGATGCTTCTTATCGAGTCTGCTAACTACAGCGCGTTAGAAACTGGCGGTCGTATTGGCAATGTTCCGCCATACCTGATCGGCGTATCTACAGGATCGTATTCATATCAGTCTTCGCAACAGGCTCGCATGGACTTGCTATTTTTTGGCGTCAAGTTGTACGCAGATGCAATCGCAGAAACATTGTCAATGAATAATGTTTTGCCTAACGGAACTTTTGTTGCCTTTGACTACGAATCGTATTTAGAAGAAAACTACTTAGCAGACAAAATGGAAAGTCCAGTACAAGAAGACACTCAAGAGGAGATTGCAAACTAATGATCAGACTTACAGCTCAAAGCGTCAGCATTGACGCAGCCGCTAGCGACGGCACACCAACTAGAACTATCACAGGAATCGCAGTCCCCTACGGCGTCGCAGCGACCGTCTCCGACGGCACAGAAGTCATCTTTGAGCGCGGCAGCCTGCCAGTAGACGGCAAAGCCCCACGCCTATTCCTGAATCATTCAAGCGAGAGTGCCATTGGCATTGTCACGGCTAGATACGACGACGAAGAAGGCATGATGTTTACCGCAAAAATCAGCAAGACCGCACAAGGCGACGACGCTTTGCAGCTTGCCCTTGACGGCGTACTGGACTCGGTCTCGGTCGGAGTAAACCCAACTAAGACTCGAGCAAACAAAGACGGATCAATAACAGTCCTAGCAGCGGACTGGATTGAGTTGTCTATGGTGCCAGTTCCTGCATTCGCTGGAGCGATCATCACAGACATCGCAGCGAGTATCCACCACGAAGACGAAGAAATAAGTAACATAGAAACAGAACCTACACAGGAGAACGAAACCATGTCCGAGCTAACAGTCCCAGCAGTCGAAGCAACCATTCCAACTGCACCAATTCCAGCACAAGCAAAACGCGAATTTAAGTTGCCAAGCGCAGGCGACTTTATGGCCGCTTACCACATTGGCGGAGACACATTCTCCAACATGAACAAAGCCGTAGCGGAATACAGCGCATCACAGCGCACCGCACTTCAAGCAGCTGCAGGCGATGTGCTTACCACTGACACGCCCGGCTTGCTCCCAATTCCGGTGCTCTTGCCGCTCGTGCAGGATCTAAATTTTGTCAGACCTACGGTGGAAGCACTTGGCGCTCGCGCGTATCCAGACGGCGGACAATCAAAAACTTTTATTCGTCCAACAATTACTACGCACACAAGTGTCGCAACACAGTCAAGCGAATTGTCTGCCGCATCAGCGACAACAATGGTCATCGCTTCAAACTCGGTCAGCAAGACCACGCTTGCAGGACAAGTCACCCTCTCAATTCAGGACATTGACTTTACTTCTGGCCCAGCGATGCAATTAATCCTTAACGACTTAATGGGCGAATACATGATCGCATCGGACAACTTGGCTGCAGACAACTTGCTTGCAGCAGCAAACTCGAGCGGCGTTTGGGACGGAACTCCAGAAGACTTGCTCAAGAGTGTTTACGACGCAGCGAATGATGTTTCGGCAAACCGTAACTGGATGCCGACACACATGTTTGTCTCGGTTGATGTTTGGGCTCAACTCGGTCAGCTTGTAGATTCAAGCAAGCGTCCGCTCTTCCCATTCATCGGCGCAGGACTTACAGGTCAAAACGCACTTGGAGCATCAAGCGCAGGATCATGGAACGGAACCCCAATGGGTCTCCAACTTGTAGTAGACAGCAACTTCGCTGCAAAGACCATGATCATCACCCGAGTCGGTCAAGGTCAAGGCGACGCCTTTGAGTTCTACGAGTCCATTCGCGGCTTGATGAGCGTTGAAGTCCCAGCAACTTTGGGTCGCACAATGTCCTTCCACGGATATGTATCAACCTTTGCTGCAATCGGTGGAATGATCCGCAAGATCACACAGGCTTAGTCGAGAGCGGGGCTACCGCTCATGGCTGTTTACAGCATCACGCATAAATACCTCATAGACAACTACGCCGTAGTTCAACTTCTCACCGATGCAGAAATTGAACTCGGCGCAAGTGTCGTCCTTGCCGGGGTAGATGCAACCTTCAACGGAACCTACACAGTCCGCGCATTACCGCAATACCTCTATGTCGGCATTGATAGCGAAGGCGATCTTCTTTACGATCCAAACATTCCAATCGCTAATCAAGTGCTCGTTGCAAAGACCGCCGATGATGTCGCGCGCACTGCCGCTTCTGGGACGCTAACAATTACTCAAGTTTGCACTTGGGTCACGGCAGCCAACCTTGAGGACTGGATCGGCATCGGCACAGCAACCGCAGCGGACGCCGCGTTTTTAACAGTGTGCGCCGCAGCTTCTTCGCAGTTCGCGTGGCGCCGAAGAATGGAAGCAGGGTATGTGGACTCGCTCACGACCGTCCCTTCACAAGATGTCTTCCTCGGGACGCAAATGTACGGTGGAGCCTTGTATCGCCAGCGTGGATCGGTAGATCAGTTTGCTTCGTTCCAAAACATGGGCGTAACTCCAGTTATGGGTCTAAACGGAATGATCCGCCAGTTGCTTGGGATTGATCGTCCGCAGGTCGCCTAATGCCTGTACCTAACTACACGGATCTATTCAACGAAGGCTACGACGATCTAGTTGCAAAGCTCTCAACGGTCGTCGGGCTCCAAGTAAATAACGATCCGCGCAACATCTCCCCACCTTCCGTCTTTGTCAATATCGACTCAATAGACGGCTACAACTACAATGTCGCAAAACTCAACTTCACCTTGCAGATCATCACGCTAGGCCCGGGCAACCTTGACGCCCAAAAGAGCCTGCTCAATATCCTTGCCCAGATCTACGCACTCAATATCGGCGTGGTCTCTGGACGCCCAACCAATCTAGATATCGGTGGCTCGGTGCTTCCTGCTTATGAGCTGTCCGTCTCAACGGTCGTGCAGACTGCCTAATCCACACTCTCGGTCTCATTATGTGTCAAACTAAATCCAACACTTCCAAGGAGTAATCATCATGGCTGCAACATCCACAATTCTCAGCAATCCAAAAGTGCTCGTCGGAGCCACAAACCTCACAGGCTGGTGCACATCTGCCACCGTGACTCGTACTGTGACCGCTCTGAATGACACGGTCTTCGGCAACACGGCAAACACTTTCACCGCTGGTCTTGAAGACAATGAGTGCACCTTGACTCTGTTTCTTAGCTATGCCGCTTCAGCGACTTACGCAACACTTGCACCGCTTGTCGGCACCAAATTAAATATTGTCGTAAATCCTTCGGACGCAGCAGACTCCAGCACGAATCCTGGCTTCACTCTGACAGGCACCTATCTTGAGTCTTTGCCAGTGATCTCAGCATCACTCGGCGAACTACAGTCGATCGACATTACCTTCATGGGTGGCGTCTACTCGGCTGATGTCACAGTCTAAATAACGGCCTTCCTTGGCCCGACGAAAGGAAACACAATGAAGATCAAACTCACGCTTACACGCGGAGACAAAAAAGAGTTACTCATTACAAACCTATTTGCGATCGCCGAATGGGAACGCCTAGAGAATCGTCGAGTCTCCGACGGACGCGGAATCGGTGCGTCAGATATGGCTTGTTGGGCGTACATCATGCTCGGCATTAAAGGCGAGACTCTTCCTGCTACTTGGCGCGAATGGTTAAAACAGAACCCAGATGTTGAGATCGGCGTAGAGGACTCAACAGACCCAAACCCTACGGACGCGGCTACAGGCGACAACTCGCCGAACTTGTAGTCGCGACAGGGTGGGCTCCCACTTTCTACGCTGACACCTTCGACACGCGAG